GGTAGAAATACCAGCGCTCACACGAATAAGCAATAATACCTGTGCAGTTAAGGTTGAGTATAAAAATGTCAAAGGACAAACTTCTGTTTCTACTTGTACGGCCATACTTAGCGGTGCAGTTGCGATTTTACCATATCATTCTGCACCAGTCTCTGTTGGTGATTTTGTCTTTCTATCAGTCTATACACATCCCGACAATGTGGTATATGATCATATTATGTGCACTTTAGAGTGGTTTGATTTTAATGAGGATGTTTGTGTTTTACGCCTTCCACAATGCTTGCCTAAGTATTATAAAATCGTAAACTTTACACAGAATGGTCGTAGTCCTCGGATCGTTATGACTACAGTTAGTGGACTTGCAGAATTACCGAGTCTGCATAAATCAGATTTTGCCTTTCGTTATAAGCCTTATAATTTGGCGGAGAGGGATATAGAAGTGCCAGAGGGTCATTCTGTAAGCTACGCTTTCCATTCGGAAGACTTGTGTGGCTCTCTAATTCTAACAATTGAAGGATGCCTGATTGGTATGCATATCGCAGCAGTTTATGGTGACTTTGGTACACTTAAAGAAGATAGTAAGAAAGGGCGTGGAGCTGCACGAATATTCTCTGATGAGACCGTGCGAATATTGACCGCCTATGCTAAAATAACACCCGAATTTGATGTATCTGAGCATGTATCCGATCAGCAACCAGTAGGTTCTGTTGTCTCATTGAGTAAACGCCTATATAATCAGATACCAAGTAAAGTGTCTATAGCCCCCTCTAGTTTACATGGTGTGTTTGAAATCACGCGTAAGCCTGTCATCTTCCCAGATAACATCAAACAGGTTGTTAAGGAGAAGGCAGCTAAGGGATATAATTATGTTAACACCATGGATATAGAGTCACTTGAGTTTATGGTACGTGATTGGGAGGATGTTATATCAGATATGGACTGTTACGTATTAACTGAGGAACAAATAATAAAAGGATGTGACGGTTTTGGGCCAATTGATCCAAAGACTAGTACGGGATTTGGCCTTCCAGGTACTAAGGATGACTATATAGACTTTAAGGAAGGTAAATTTAGACCACACTTTAGGAAGATGGTAGAGGAAGCTGAGCAGGGATTTGCCGATGGTACATACGATTATACAAAATACTTCTTTGCGGATTCACCTAAAGAAGAACTGAAAGATGTTGGTAAAGAGAATAAGGTGCGCTTATTTAAAATGTGTCCTTTGGTTCTAACTGTGCTTAAACGAAAGTACAATGCTTGGCTAGTCGTAGGATTGCATAAGAAACGATGGAAGAGCTGGAATATGGTTGGCATTAACCCTTTTTCACATGACTGGCAAATAATGTATTCAGCGCTCATGCGTAAGAGTACAGGTAAAATGACTGTTAGCACATTAGATAATTGTGATAAGGCTATAGTTGCACCTAATGATATTGCTGAATTTGACTTTACGCAACCTTCTCAGGTTGTCCAAATGCGTCATGCCGCGACAAATCGACATGAGATGAAACATATGGACTTAAGGTCTGCTACTATATCACGTAACCTACGTCAAACTGGTATCACAACACCAACTGTGACCATAGATCGTGTATTAATAACAACTCATGGAAAGGCCACAGGTGATGGCGACTCAACTGCTGATGATAACAGTGGTACGGTGCGCAATTATATATCTTATGGTTACGCATTCGTTTATAAACAAAAGTTTGGTAGGTTGCCTACACTCACACAATTTCGTGAAGATGTCTTTGCGGTTGTCTACGGTGATGATAACATAATAGCTGTAGCACCTAAAGCACGATCTTGGTTTGATGGTATGAAGTTGGCAGAAGCACTGGCATTAGTTGGTATTAGAATGACTGATGCAAATAAGAACGTCATAACTGAACCTGGTATTGATATCTCTGAAGCTACCTTTCTTAAACGTGGTTTTTATTTCCATCCAAAGTTGGGACGCATAGTAGCTCCATTACAAACTGCTACTATGTGTGGGACTTTAAACTACGTATCCGATCCCTACAGAGATGATGAGATTATGTACCAAAAGATGATGAATTTTCAGCGTGAGGCATATTTACACGGACCAATTATATATGAACAACTTATGAGCGTACTTAATACTTTCTTAGAGAAGGAGGGTATACTACCACCCCCGTTCCTTAGTGAGCCCGAG